AAGTGTTTGAAGAGGACAACTCTCGTGGTTCTTTCCAACCTAACTTTGAAACACGTAAGGCAGAGGAAACTGTGACTGCTGCTGTAGCATCTGCTAGTTCAGAGGAGGATGATGCACTATCATACTTCCAGAAGTTAGCAGAAGAATAGTTGAGGGGAAATTCGACTTTTTATTCCAAAAAAGTCGGAAAAAAAACTCCAGTATTTTTTGCCCTATTAGGTTTTTTTATTGATATAATCTAATATTTTCGGCTCTCTTTAAGGTTTCATCGACATACTCGGTGGAACCTTTTTTATATGATTCTATATCTTCTATATCATCCATGACTACACTTATATATTCTGGTTTTAGGATGAAAATCTCTCTTTTTTTATTTTCTAGTTTTTCTTCATATTGGTAATTTGTGACTGGTCTGGTAATATTGTTTGCAGTCGTTAATCCGCCAATAAAGTAATCATAGTAAGTTGTTGAAAAATCTTCACTTACTTCTAATCCTGCAGGTACTATAACGACCTTATTACTGTCTTTTACCTCAATAGTTTCATAATGATGAACTTCATTGTAAATTTTATTATAATCATCATTATACTTATCTAAAAGATATCTGTTAAAGTCTTCTTGAGGTAATGGCCATTCATTTTGAACATTTATAATATTATTAGCTAAAAGAATTAACCAATCTAATGTGGAATCTTCATATACTTGAGCAGCTACATTATCTGGTCTATCATCCCCCACAACTGAGTACATTTTGAAGAATGTTAGATTTTGGTAAATATCCTCTCTAAGGAATACTCTTTTAAAAAGATTTTTTACTGTAATATAGTCTGATATTTTAGCATCAGGGAGTCGGCTAACATATTCAAAATCTGGAACTTGATTGAAATAATTTGACATTTTAGAAACCTATTTCTGCAGGGAGTGAACCACTATTACCATAATCATCGTTGTATATTGGATTGAGTTCTCTAAAATTCATTGTCATTTGATATGCAGTCATTACACCATCTTCATATGTTGAATAATTTCCATTTGGGGTATAATTAACACTAAATGATCCCAGAGCACATTCTTTAAATTTATTTAAGTACTTATGATCAGTACCTTTAGAATTTCTATATGATAATTGAAAGGTGTGGGGTGATTTTAAGAATAATCTAGATTTTGTCCTAATGGGTGACATTCCTTGTTTAAAAAATCTAAGAATTTTCATGATAGTCATTGCTTCATCTTGACTTCTTGGTGCAAGTTGAAATTGGAAACTAAAAGTTCTTAGTGATGGACCATTAAACAAGAGTTCCATATTAGGGTTGGCAACAGCACCCGTAGTTCTGGTGAGCATATCACCTGCTCCTGCTGCCATACCTGCAATAACTGCTGCAAGTGCTTTTTTATTGTCACCAAATGCACCTGCTACGGTTTCTGCTGCTTGTCCTGTGGCAGTAAGACCAGCTGTAACTCCCTCAGATACTGTCGTGAGTGCGATATTAGCCTTTGCCATATCTAATGGAGTCATGCGACTATCACCATAATTAACATTTTGACCGTCTTGAATCCCACCAGGAATAGGAAGAATAACTGTTCCTATAGTTCTTTTACTTGTATCTGATCTTTTCTTAAACGAAAATGATTTATCATCAAAATCTCTTGGTTCATATTTGAGCATATCAAATTTCAGAAAGTCTTGACCATCTGTTCCTTGTCTTAAACTAGCAGGAAATACATAATTTCCAAATCCACTTTCTCTTGTACCAGCAGCAGCTTTACCTGCTCCTGAATTAAGAACATCTCCTGCTTCACTAAGACTAGTTAATTTAGGATCATTTTGTCCATTTTCAGCTTCTGTTCCTTCATTACCTTTATCGTTGGCTTTATTAAATGCTCTATCTTCTCCTGCAGTGGTTGTAATATCATCTCTTACCTTTGTTGCTTGGTCTTTAGAATTTTTCTTAATTTCTTTAATGGCATCTGGGTTTTCTGTTATACTTTCATCTGCCTCTTCATTCCAAGTTATTTTATCACCATTCCTTTCTCCTATTACTCTTCCTCCTTCACCTTTTTCATTATCATATTGCACAATCTCCATTTTATATGTTTTATTTCCATCTTTATCCGTAGTAGGCGTTACTTTAGTTGCAGTAAAGATTTTTTTCTTATCTTTACCTTCACCAATAGTTAGTCCATTAGATTTGCTGGTGACTGGATCTGCCATTAGATATAGTCTTTTTACTTATTTAGTATGAATTTCCCATAAGGAAAATTGAGAAGGTCATCTAGTTCATTATAATCAACAACATACAGTTGTCCTGCTAGTTCTTCCCAAGTATAATTACGAGATTGTCTCCAATGAAAGTTAAGTCCTTTAAATCCCCATGCTTGTAAATCTGTGCAAGCAATTAGTGGATGTTGGTCATAGGTAATATCAGGTGTTTTTGCATTGTATATAAAGGTATAGAATTTTCCTACGTCAGGAATAGGAGTCACTGTATCATTTAGTGCTTCCATAATGATTAACATCATTTCTTCAGGATCATTAACTGCTGCTGCTAAATCTTCTTTTATCGGTTCTATCCGATTTGCATATCTATCTTCACCATTAAATCCGAATGAATCTGTCATTATCTTATACCTAGTTCTTTTTCGGTTATAATCTTAAATTCAATTTTTCTGTCTTTACACCATTCATCTGCTGCTTTCCATTTTGCTTGATTTACAGCATATGTCTGACATTCGTAGAGATAAGATTTAGTGACTCTTTTTCTCTTTTTTGGTGCTTTAGTTTGTTTGAGGGGTTTTACTTCTATAACATAAGTCTTTAATTGTCCTGTATTTTCTTTTACTTTAATAATAAAATCTGGGAAGTATCTACGGACTCTACCATCAGGAGCACGGTAAGGAATCCAAAATTCTTCACTTCCCCATTCTGTAATATTTTCATTTTGATCACAATAATTACAAAATCGTCTTTCCCATGAACTACGACAAATGATGTTAGTTATATCACCTTTATATTTCTTTGGTTTCTTTGGTTTAAATATACTCTTAATACTTTCTGCCATATCTCTTATACATAATATATAAGGTCAAAAAGTATTTATAAAATGCCACGAGTAGCAAGAGTCTCAGACATTAAGGCTAATTTATTAAGACCAGCAACTACTTCTCACTTTGAAGTTGAGATACCCATTATTAATGCGCTTTCTAAATGGAGAGGGGTTGGTAAGCAAGATAAGATTCAGTTGATGTGTTCAGAAGCAGTTCTTCCAGGATCCAATTTAGCAACATTTGAGATTAATAATGATAGAACAGGTGTAACAGAGAAACACGTTCATAGAAGAATATTTGATGATAGAATAGATTTAACTTTTTATGTTGATGCTGGATTATATCAACCAATTAAATTTTTTGAGGAATGGATTTCATACATTACTAATGGTAGAAATATTAGTGGTCCTGATCAAGATACTCAATTGATGCAAACTAATTATGATTATAGAATTAAATATCCTGATAGTTATATTGCTTCTTCAGGATTAAAGGTTACGAAGTTTGAGAAAGATCATCAAAATCTATTACAATATGAGTTTATTAGAGTATTTCCTTTAGCAATAAATTCTATGCCTGTTTCTTATGACACATCTTCATTATTAAAATGTACAGTATCCTTGAGTTATGTAAGATATATTTTAAAGAATTTGCATAAGACAGCAGCATATACACAAACCAATCCTAAAGGACAAGCAAAATTTAATGCAGCAGGTTTAGCTAGTGGTATAGTTAATGCTGCTGTTGATAGATTGACAGGTAATGATCTTCTTGGAGATATTGCTGGTGGATTTGCAGCAGCAGCATTGGGTGATATTCCTGCTGTTCAACGACCACTGTTAATTCCTCCCGTTCAACCTGAACCAAGACCCTAAATAACCCCACTAAATAACAATACTGAAGTGCTAAAGTAAATTATGCCTTTACCAAAAATTGCCACTCCGACTTATGAGTTGGAGTTACCTTCGACAGGTAAATCTGTTAAATATAGACCATTTCTTGTAAAAGAAGAAAAGGTTCTTGTAATTGCTCTTGAGAGTGAAGATAATAAACAAATTACCAATGCTATCAAAGCAGTTCTTAAGAGCTGTATTCTGAGCAAAGGAATTAAAGTAGAAGATCTTCCTACATTTGATATTGAGTATTTGTTCCTTAATATTCGTGGTAAGTCTGTTGGAGAGGAATTGGAAGTAAATATTACTTGTCCTGATGATGAAAAAACTCAAGTTCCAGTGACTATTAATCTTGATGATATTGAAGTTCAGAAAGATGAAAACCACACTAATAAAATCAAAGTAGATGATTCTATTATGATGGAGATGAGGTATCCATCACTGGATCAATTTATAAAAAACAATTTTGATTTTAATGATAAGAATATGATGGATCAATCATTTGAATTGATTGCATCTTGTATTGATAAAATTTATACTGAGGATGAAGTATGGGCAGCTGCAGATTGTACTAAGAAAGAAATGAAAGATTTCTTAGAGCAAATGAATTCTAATCAATTTAAGGAAATTGAGAAGTTCTTTGAAACTATGCCTAAACTTTCTCATAGTATTAGTGTTACTAATCCTGAGACAAAGGTGAAGAGTGAAGTTGTATTGGAGGGTTTAGCGTCTTTTTTCGCATAGCCCTACTGCATATGAATTTGGAGGGTTACTTCAAATTAAATTTTGCTTTGATGCAGTACCATAAATATAGCTTAACAGAGATTGAAAATATGATGCCTTGGGAACGAGACATCTATGTAGCTCTACTCCAAGCACATCTTGAGGAAGAAAAATTAAAGCAACAGCAACAAGCTAATGCCCACTAATAAACCCAACAGGATAGATTCTTTAAGGGGGAAATTTGATCCTCATTATAAACTATCGGGTAAAGTTGAGGGTCTTGAGAAAGGAATATCTGATCAAGTTTCTCAAATACATAAAACGATAAGTAAATCCTTTGTAACCCAAAGGAAAACTTTGACGCGCGTTCTTGGGCTAGAAAAAAGAGTTAATCATTTAGAAATACAAGAGGCAGCAGAAGAGCAAGCAAAGGAAAATCTTGATGAGGTATTAAGTGATATATATGGTGAAAATGAAGTAGG